CGTAAAAAAGGGGCACCGAAGTGCCCCAAAAAATAATAACTATTTTTCTTATTCTTAGGCGAGGATGTTATCCACGCGGAAGATACGGTAGTACTGGTTCTGACGAGCAGCAGCAAGACCGTTAGCAGCGAGATCACCAACATAAGGGTTGGATACCATGCCATAACGAGTCTTAAACCCGATGCGAGGCTGGAAGTCATTCTCACCAACCGCACGTACCATTTGGAGAGGGACGTATGGGCAGTAGAACACACCAGAATCGTAAGGGTTGCTACCCTTGTAGCCAACTACAGCGTAGTCACCAACCGCATATGGGTCGATGTAAACGCGCATACGGCCATTAAGAACACCAGCAAACGTGTTGCCCGTGTCATCTACTTGCAGAGAAGTAGAAAGAGCAGGAGCGTAGTCGAGCATACCTGAAGCAGAAAGAGCAGTAGCAACATCTGAAGAACAGATGAGGATGTTACCCTTACCGCGACGAGTTTCTTTAGCGATTACGTTAGCTTCACGCTCTAATTGTACGAGCATACCCTTGAACTTTTCAACTGACCAACGGCCATCAGCGTCCGTAGCCAAGTCAAAAATACCCAAGGTCTGAAGACCAGCTTGACGGCATCCGATCTTAGCTTGAGCATTGATCGTACGAATAACTTCACGGTTAATTTCCGCAAGAATTTCCGTAGACAGAATGTTAGCAAGCTCTGTCTCAGCGTCAAGACCGTGAATAGCCTTGAGGTCTTGTGCGAGTTCAAGCGTGTATTCTGCTTTCAAAGCACGGCTCTGAGCAGTAACCGTAGCTTTCTCAATGGTGAAACCCATTTCAGCGAAATCAGGGCCAGCACCACTAAACGTGCCAAGTGATTCAGCAGTAGCAGTTGACATACCGCCCCCAATTACGGGGAGGTTAGCGCCAGTAGTGTTGCCTTCTGCAACAGAACCAGCAGAGTCAATGATGCTTGAGTCATTGTCAGTGTCGGCGGTTCGAGCAAGACCTGAAGGACCGTCAAGAGCAGGATCAGTGCTTACGCCTCCAGCGGTAGAGTCGCCAGAGTAAGCAGTGATTGCTTCGTTGAACAATGCTTCTTGATCAGCAGTAGGAAAGCCACTTGCAAGAGTGGTCTTGTACTTAGAACGCATTGCGAAAATCAGGCCAGTAGGACCAGACATCGGCTGAACACCACAAACGTCATAAGCCATGAGGTTAGGCATAGCGCGACGTACAAGTGCGATCAGAACAGGGTTCCAGTTAGAGACAGCGCCGGTACCACCATTCTGGGTAGAAACACCGTCGCCAGCTGCGTTAGCAGCTACTTCGTTAATTGCAGCGCTTTCACGGAAAGCGATTTCTTGGTTCTCAAGTACAGCAGCAGTTACTGCGCGACGATGATGATCTTGGATCTCACCGGCAGCAGATTCGTTGAGTACAGGAGACCATTTCTCAATAAGTCTATCGTAAGATTGCATGAGATTCTCCTAATTTATTTCTTGTTAGTTTGCTTAATAGCGTTAAGGTATGATGACATTGCAGAAGAAAATTCTGCTTCTTCATCAGTCCAATCATCCGTTGCTTCTTCTACGATTTCTTGAGAAACTTCTTTCTTAAAATATGACTCTTTAACGGTCTTTACTTTGTTAGCGAAAGTTTCTTCGTCTTCGAAATCAAGAGATTCTACGAGTGAATTGAGCTTTTCTACTTCAGTTTCGGCCAAATCGCGTGAAGATTCACGAATGATAGCTTCGCGCTGGTATGACTCCAACTTCTTAGACATTTCCATAACACCTTCGGTCTGCTCGTTGAGTTTTTCTTCGAGTTCTTCAACCGTAGATGCGAGTTCATCAACTAAGTCAACCTTAGACTCAGGAACATCGATGTAAGATTCAACGAACAAGTCTTTCAACTGGTTCATGAAACCTTCAGCGATCTCAGTGCGGAGACCTTGCTCCACAGCGAGTTGGTTCTCTTCCATCCACTGTTCAACTACGTAGTTGAGGTATGAATCAACCTTCTCAATGAGGTCTTCGCGAGTTGCTGACAACTCTTCCTCAAGGCGAGATTGATATTCATCTTCCAATTGCTCTACAACAGCAGAGACTTTGGACTTAATAGCAGTTTCGAAAATGATTGCAGTTTTCGCTTTAAACTCATCTGACAAAGTGGCTTCGCTTTCTACCAAAGCATTGAGATCTTCTGAGAAGTCATAAGAAGCTTCAGAAACTTCAACTTCTTCTTCCTCAGAGATTTCTTCTACGCCCAGAGCGTCCAAAAGATCAGCAAGATCTTCCTTAGCCATACCGGACAAAGCTTTGTAGCCTGCGTTAACCATAGCTGCTTTAGACTTCAAGTGTGAAGGCTCTTGATTAGTTTTGTCGCCTTTACGCTTGGGAGCTTTTTTTACACCATCTTCGGCTTTCGAGACAGAAGCAACTGATTGTGCTTCAGCATTCTTCATGTCGTGACCTTCCTCGACTTGGCTTTCCTCATCGTGAAGTTCAACATTCATATCTTCTGACATGTTTTACTCCTTATAATTTGATTTGAGCAAAGAGAGGAAATTTTTAAACTCACGAACCTGCGTCTCGTAAAGATGCTTTTTCGGAGCGGTTTTAATTTCAGTCTCCATCTGTTCAATTGCTTGAGGTTGAATGACACCATTGTTCCAAACCCAATCTACGCCTTCCATGATGCCGTTAACAAACGCACCGGGGGCTGATGGGTCTTGAACAATGTCGATGGTGTTAAGAAGAAAATCATCTCTAACATACATCGTACCGCCACGTTCCTCAAGACTACCCATACCACGAGTTGACACACCTAGTTGAACACCACCTTCAAGTAGACCCTTAACGATCTGCCCCATAGGAGTATCCAAAATTTGTGCCTTTCCTACCACATCATTACCCTTCCATTCAAGAGCAGTGATAAGGTGAGAAACTTTGTCTAGATTAACCGTAGGACCTTCGGGGTGATTCAACTCACCTACCGATCTTTTTTGATTAACCTGTTCCGTAATGTATTTACCTACAGCCTTTTCCATAATAGCTTTAGGGTAGATACGTCCGTTTCTATTCTTTTGTTCCGCTTGAGCAAATACACCTTCGATGACAAAAGATTTACCTTTGCCATCTGCAGCTTCGGTAATCGTCGTTTCGATTTGTTGATCGATATACTCTGCAATAAGTTTCATTTACATTTCCTTTGCAAATGTGGCACCCATCTTCTCAGCTTCTTTTTGAGAACGATAGGTGTCTAATTTGTCACCGTCAATATATACGGTGAAACCTTTTTTATCTTTGTGAATCATAACTTGATGCTTATTAATTTTCTTAGATGATACATGATCACCAGAAGGCATCTTTTTTTCTTCACGTATTTGCGTAAACGTTTTCATCAAATTATTTATAAAAAATTAATTTTCAACCGTTTCTTCTTCGTCTTCAAGCTCGACTTCAACGGGTTCTTCTACTTCAGCAGGTTCTTCTACTTCCTGATCATTATAAATTTGACTCGCAATCTTTACGCGAGCTTGATCTAACGCATCTTGCAGACGATCTCCTACTAAATCTTTGAATTGATTCTCAGCGTCGGTATATTTTTTTGCTTGAATAGCATCAATAAAATCACCAATGCTTGTTGAAGCAGCATCTACGTCATCTCCGGGAACTAAAGTAGCAATTTCGCCGGTCTCACCCATATCAACTTCTTCAATTTCTGGATTGTTATCAACTTCGCTCATAATTTACTCCTTATTTTTGAAATGCAAGATATTCACCTTTCTTCAAGGTCTTATCTATTTCTGTTTTCACAATCGATAGATCACTATCAATATTATTAACTAATCTACCATAGGATCCAGTAACAGATCCTGCAGAAGATTTAGTCCAAACTCCATCAGCTATATTAGTTAGATCTTCTGCGCTTAACGAAGCTACAGAAGCGGTTGCCAAAACAATAGAAGATCTAAATAAGTTAACTGTTACGTTTGATTCTGGTATCACTGGATTTTCACCAGCTTCACGTGTAAATAAATTTCCTGTTATTGTTAAAACATATCCAGCTTGTGAAACCCAAGGTTTTATTCTCCATCCATTCTCTAAGAAAAAAGAACTGCCCAAAAACTCTGTATCAGAGATTGATTCGCCACCTACAGCGGTAATCGCAAATGGCCATTTAGAATTTTGAGCATCGACTGCTTGAGGAACCCCTGTTCCAACACCAGTCTGAGCTACTTTTACTACAGAAACCCATTCTTTCCATGCTGAATATATGTCTGCTTTTGCGTCTAGTTCTGTTATACCCTCATTAACGTATATCAATTTATTGTAACCATCAAAGGTTACTTTCTGAGCACCAAAATAATTATTAGCGGGATCGTAAGCTTCCCAAAATTCCCATGAGCCATAGTTTAAAGTTGTAAAATTCATTACTGGACAATTTCTTTCCAGTTAATTGTAATCATAAGACGAGCACCATTTGGATGCAGAGACTTACGTGTCTTACCAAAGAAAGACCAGATCACACGCGAACCTCTAAACCCTTTGAAGTATCCAGTGTTTGATGTGAATGCGGCAAATGCAGACGTGTCTAATGGCGTGTTAAATGTTTTAGTAACGTCATC